CAGGAAACGCGGGCCACCCAGCTGCGCGCAATGATTGCGCCACAGCGGCAGCACTTGCTGGATTCTTTCCAGCCACCTTCTTCTTCTGATTCCGTGTTCGCGGCATCTTGGTATAAAATCGGTTCGTTGATTTTATCGGATCAAATTCACTCTCTCGTGTCCGACCAAGATACTCCTGCCAAATCGGGGTGTCGACATCCACCGACCACAGGTTTTCATCTCCCACTACATGGGGGAGAGGAACCGGATAGCGAATTCGCATGCAGGTCATACAACCACACGAAGGGTCTACAAAATGATCATTCGGATCATCTGTGCCATCATCGTAGGCTTCCTCATCTGAGGACTCCTCATCTGAGGAGGTTTCCACTTCTGCTACTCGCTCGCGTTTCCGCGTGAAGGAGGTACGTGCATTGGCTTGCATATCATACACCTTGTGTTCCAACTGCCGCTGGCAGTAAACTTCCCCAAGGTGCAGTTGAATCATCTGTGCATCACTCTTGATTGCACAGCAGGCTTGTCGCCACTCTTCATCCTGCAAACCGCCCATACTCAAATTCTTGTATTTTTCCAGCAAGAATGAGATGTACTCCCGTACATAAAGGCGGAAAGCCAGATTTGTCCAGCCAACCAACAGCAGACCTGCGGCTCGCTTCATATTCAACCCAGGAGTCTCTCCTTTAGAATAAAGCAAGCTCGTCTTCATTTTGTCCAAACTGTACAATGGCACACACTTCCCCCGTAGGAGTGTTGTCTGTGCCGAGAGAAAGCCCAGCTCTCGTGCTGGGCGAGGTGTCGCGCAGGGCGAGGTGGCAGAAATGCCTATCCCTCGCCACGCCTGCATAACTGCAGGCCCATTGAAAAACGGATGCGCCAAATCTGACACCGTCCACGAGTTATCGTCTCCTACGAGGGCCAACTCCGTTTCCCTCTTGAAACTGGTGTAGTTGCGCATACCTTGGGGTGCAAGTTTGCACCACGCATAGGCAAGCAACAAATACAGCACCAAAGTGTTCCACACGATGGTCACTGACGCACCAGAAGGCATCCCTGCCTTTTTCTGAAACACCGTACCGAGGGAGGAAACAATCCACGAATTCACCAAATTCATGGTCCA